CAAGCCTTTATATTGCTGGTAATGGAAATACAGCAGGATCAACATCATTTGATCTTTATCAAGATTCAAGTAGCAACGCTGTCGTATACCAACGCGCAAATGGACCGTTGATATTTGGCACCAACAGCGCAGAACGTATGCGTATCGACTCCTCCGGCAACGTAGGTATTGGAACGACTTCGCCAAGTACAAAACTTCAAGTAAATGGTACGGTAACTGCAACGTCATTTTCTGGTGCGGGTACGGGTCTTACAGGAACGGCTTCATCGTTAAGCATCGGTGGTAACGCTGCAACTGCAACTAGCGCCACGTCCGCAACAAATGCGACAAATGCGACTACGGCTACTAATCTATCAGGTGGCAGTGTAACAGCCACTAGCGGAACTTTTAGTAGCGGCGTTCAGGGCACAACGATATCTGCACAAGGTTATGGTGTTCGGATATCTTCAGCAACGGGTGATACGGGTGGTTTTCTTCAATTTACAAATTATGCACAAAACGCCCAATGGTCATCTATCTCATCTACCAATGGTGTTTTAAATCTTAATGCAACTACCACTAATACCAGTAATATCGCAGCTTCTGGCGCGATTACAGCCACTGGCAATATTACGGCTTACTATTCAGACGACCGTTTAAAAACACGCCTTGGTGGTATTGATAATGCTTTGGACAAAGTATCATCTCTCAAAGGTTTTTATTACGAGGCTAACGAGACAGCACAATCTTTGGGATATGAACCTGTTCGAGAAATAGGTGTATCCGCTCAAGACGTTCAAGCTATCTTACCAGAAATTGTTGCACCCGCTCCAATTGACCCGCAATACCTAACTGTTCGTTACGAACGTCTTGTGCCGCTGTTGATCGAAGCCATTAAAGAATTGACTGACCGTGTTAAGGAATTAGAGGCTAAATAATGGCTACTCCATCTTCCGGACCGATATCAATTGCGGACATTAACTCAGCTTTTGGCCTTGGGTATGCTTTATCATCTTATCTTGGCGTCAAATGGTATCAGCCAAACTCTTTAAATACGGGAAATTTCTCAACAAGCAACCTTGATATGAACCAGTTCTATAATAAGCAGGGTTCCGATCCTGCAACGTCTGGAACTCAAACTTTTACAAATAATGGTTCATTCACGGTTCCTCTTTACCGAAATTCTATTACGTTTCAGCTTTGGGGCGCAGGTGGGGGCGGTGCTGACGCAGGTGGTTCTACGGGATCTCACACAAACGGCGGATCAGGTGGCACGACATCTATATCTGTTTCCGGCAATAACTTAACAGCAACGGGCGGAGGTGGTGGCATTTCTCCTGCAAGCGACCGTTCTGGTGGCGCGGGAGGTGGCGGCGGATCAGGATCCAACGGGCAAGCGAATCAAAGTGGAGGCAGCGGCGGAACGGGCGTTCGCGGTGTTGCGGGAAGTGGTGGTGGTGGCGCAAGCGGAGGCAGCGGTGGTTCGGGCGGTACTCAATCCGGTAGCGGTTATTCCAATGGTAGCGGTGGCGGATCACCGGGCGGCGGTGGGGGCGGTGCTGTATATGACGAAGACCGTAATAATTCAGCAAAGAGTTGGGGTTCAGGCGGTGGAGGCGGTGGCGGTGGATACTGTGCATCTACATTTAATACAAGCAACGGACCTAGCGCGGGAACTGTTTTAACTTTTAATGTAGGGAGCGCTGGTACGGCTAATACAGGTGGAACAGGCGGCGTTGGCCAATTAACAATAACGTGGAACTGATATGACCTTTGAATGGACGTTTCCTCAATTTATCGTATCCCCAACATACGATGGCCTAACCAATGTGGTTACGGCCATAAACTGGGTATGCACTGGCACGGATGGCACAATATCGTCATCTGCATCTGGTACGGCAAAACTTGGTACACCTAGCCCAGCCAAATTCATTCCATATGCTGACATTACGCAAGAAATGGCTTATGCATGGGTATCGGATTGCATTAGTATGCCAGCCGTAGAAACTGGGATTGCTGCACAAATAACACAGTTATCTCAGCCTGTATCACAGACACAAGCACCACCATTTTAAAGGAAAATATTATGGCATTTGGTATAGACGACGCAATTGGTGCGGGACTTCAAATCATCAATAAGTTTATACCTGATCCGAATCAAAGGGCGGACGCAGAGGCATCTTTGCGTTCGTCTTTACAGGGCTGGGACGAACAACAAAATCAGGTGAATGCAAATGAAGCACAATCGTCTTCTATTTTTGTTAGTGGCTGGCGGCCTGCTATTGGGTGGGTTGGCGCACTTGGCCTCGCATACCAATACCTTCTGCGTCCAATCGCCGTTGGGGCGGGGTGGCATGATTTGCCTACTCTGGATCAGTCCCTTATGGAATTAGTAACCGCCATGCTTGGTATGGCTGGTTTGCGTACCTATGAAAAGACGTTGGGTGTCCATGCAAAGTAACTGGCAGCCCTGCTTCGTGCTCGTCCTTCAAAACGAGGGCGGATATGTTGACAACCCCAAAGACCCCGGTGGTGCAACCAACTTAGGATGCACTAAAGCAGTTTGGGAACAGTATGTTGGACATTCGGTAACCAAAGACGATATCAAGGCGTTAACGCCGGAAGATGTCGAACCGCTCTATCGCACAAGGTATTGGGATGCTATAAGCGGCGACGATCTCCCTGTAGGGGTGGATTATGCCGTCTTCGATTTTGCCGTCAACTCGGGGCCGTCCCGCGCAGCGAAAGCCCTTCAAGCGGTTCTCGGTGTTAATGCAGACGGAAAAATCGGGGCCGGTACACTTGGTGCTCTTGAAGCGGCAAACCCTCGTGATGTTGTTACGTCCGTCTGCGAAGCTCGATTAGCTTTTTTGCAAAGTCTTGCCACCTATGATACCTTTGGCAAAGGCTGGTCTAAACGCGTTTCGGAAGTCGAGCGAATTGCTTTTAACTTGGCTAGGTAGTCATGGATTACAACACTTTTGTGCAACAAATCGCTACGATGGCGGTGGTTCCGGTGACGGACACCAACTATCAGATCATTTTGCCACAGATGATCTCGTATGCCGAGTTGCGAATGCAGCGCGACATCGACTTTCTGTCAACCCAGATTAGCACGACCGCGTACTCGTTCACGGCAAACAACAACACGCTGACGATCCCGCAGTCGCAGTTCGTGACGACCGAAACACTGGAAGTAATCGATAATAGCGGAAATTCATCACCGCTCCTGCCGGTCACGAAGGAATTTTTGCAGAACGTATATGGCAGCGGATCGACCGCTGGCCTTCCCACCTATTACGCCGAATATGGCGGCGATTCAGCTACCACCGGCTACACCTCCCAGATCATGATTGTCGGCCCTATTCCTGATTCGGCATATCAGGTGCGCCTGACGGGCACCGTGCGCTCTGCGCCGCTTTCGGCCACGAATACGATGACATACATCTCGACTAATCTGCCAGACATGATGATCATGGCATCCATGATCTACATCTCGGCATACCAGCGCAACTTTGGCCGTCAATCCGACGATCCTGCTATGGCCCAAAGCTATGAGAACCAGTATCAAGCCCTTCTGCGCTCGGCCATGGTCGAAGAAAACCGCAAGAAGTACGAGGCTTCGGCTTGGTCGTCCTATTCCCCTGCCCCTGCCGCAACCCCGATCAGGGTATAATACATGCCGCATAACACGATTAAGCTTAATCCCGGCGTCGAGACCAACACCACGTTGGCGCTCAACGAGGCTGCCTACTCGTCTTCGGCCCTGATCCGGTTTCTTCCAGAGCGCAACGGCTACGGTCTGGCGCAAAAGCTGGGCGGCTGGGTGTCGTATTACAATTCTGCCCTGTCATCTAAAATTCGCGCCCTAAAGGGCTGGGCCGATCTTAACGCCACGAACCACCTTGGCATTGGTGCCGAGGCGTCTTTAACGGTACTGACGGGAAATAACCTCGTCGATATCACGCCCCAAATAACGACTACAAACCCAGCGCCTAATTTTTCGACGACATCCGGCTCCAGCACGGTAACCATTGTCGATGCAGGTATTACTGCGTCTACATTGGACTTCGTGGAATTTGTGACCCCCGTATCGGTCGGCGGACTGATCCTCACCGGCCCCTATGCCATCTACACGGCAAGCGGCACCACATACACGATCAACGCCTCTGCACTGGCAACGGCCACCGTCACCAGTGGCGGCGCATCCTATGCATTCTCGACGACAAGCGGATCGTCAATCATTTCCACGACATTCAACAATCACGGCTACAATGTCGGCGACAGCTTCTATGTCGGAGTTGCGACAACTTTGGGCGGATTGACACTATCCGGCCTCTACACTGTCCTGACGGTGCCGACAGTCAACACGTTTACCTTCTCTGCTGCGAATACAGCCACATCGACGGCTGGCCCCGTTTCAATCAATTCCGGCAACATCCAATCGACCTTTTATGTGGCCCTTGGCCCACAGCCTACCGGCAGCGGTTTCGGCGTCGGCGGTTTCGGCACTGGTGGCTTCGGTGTCGGAACGACCCAGCCTTCGGTGCCCGGAACGCCTATCACAGCTACCGATTGGACGCTTGATAACTTCGGCCAAGACCTAATCGCCTGCCCAGCAGGTGGGGCTGTCTATTACTGGCAGCCCGG